CATCTCCTTCTGGTTCAGTTCATAGATAGGCCGACCGTCTTTTTCGTAGACCCCACCTTGTGGCAACCCATCTAAAAAGTTGGTTGACTCTAAGCGACTAGCAACCTCTTTTAATTGGTCTTCCATCCGCTTCAACTGGCCACGCAAAGAGGCATCTTCCTCTTGTTTGGCCTTGGCCTCAACTTCTTGAAGGCGCTCTTCTAAGGTTTTTTCTTCTTCCTTAAATTCGGTCTGATCGGGATCAGATTCCTCATCCGGACTCGTTATATTTTCATCAGAAGGGGCCTCTTTTTCCTCTTGGGTATCAGAAGTACCCTCCTCATTTTCAGGGGCCTGCTCGCCCTCTATTTCTTGTGCAATTCCAAGTAACTTATCTAGCTCTTGCTGCAAAAGTTGATCTTCGGTAGTTTCTGATTGACTGGTCTGTTCTGGTTGCTGCTCGTTGCTTGCGTCCAGATTAAGATTTTCAGTCCTCACTTTCATATATCTCCCCTTTGTTTAGTAACTCTTCGACGGTGGCATCGACTTCATAGAAGACAGAATCGACGCCGGCTTTCATAAAGGCGTAACGTTTGGCCTCGGTTTCTAGCTCTTGTCCCTTCAAGTTAGTATTGAGGTGCTGTTGCTCCTGCATTCGGTAACGGAGCGCCAGGAAGGCCGGGTGCTCCTTGAGCTGCAGGAGGTAGCGGTCCACCTCCGCCGGTGACATTCGGAGGTAATCCTGGTAATCCATTCATGGCTCCTTGCATTGGTATCAACTTGATAATTTCGTTTGCGTTGGGCAATCCACCCAGAACCAGCATGTCGTTCAGAGCGACATAGGGATCTACTTCGATACCTTGTGGTTTTAACGAAACTAATCCGCTTTGCAGCATTGGCGGTATAATCTCCAAAAGAAGGGAACGAATGTTGGCCAACCGCTTTCCTCTGGAATTGGCAGCTTGGGCAGAGGTGATCAACCATTTAAAGTCCATCTGCTTAATCAGTTCTGGGGTAAGCGTTTTGGTTATATCGCCAACAGCAACGTACTCGTCTTTGGTCTTAAACTGTTTGTCATTTTCAAAGCTCATGTAAAGCAGTGGCTCCAAAACAGAGTTGGTGAAGTTGTTCATAATGGACTGGAACCGGCTGTTTGCCCCTTGGATGTGTTGGTCCACTTGGAAAGCAGTAATATTTGACGGGCTGTTTGCAAAGTCATCCCCAGTAAAGACAGGGCTTGCGCCTGTGACCTCTCGAATATTGTCCTCTGCCTTTTGGATGACAGCCTCCAATAAACTGAGGTTGGTGACGTTGACTTGAATTTGCTGGATGGAACCAAGGCGTTTAACTGGGATTGTCATCCCTGGTTCAACCTCTTTTGATTCCCGCCAAGCGGGCTCTGTATTCAGAACTTCAAAAACAGGTTTTGCTGCCCAAGACCCAATCTTTAGCACCCGGTCAACTGCTGTATCCACGACAGCTGCGCTTGGAATTGCGTGTTTAATCAGAGACAGCCCGTAAATCTGATTGGGAATCGGCATCAAGGAATGGACGATATAAGGCACCCGACCATGGTTATATGGGTTTGGTCCAAACCAAATCAATTCCTGGCCATTTAACGTAACAGCAACGTGATTCTCGTAGACTTTGCCTTTGATTACAAAGTCGTCATAACAAATCATTAATAACGCTTGTTGCTTTCCTTCCTCTTCCTCATCAAAAGGAATGGGGGCAGTTAGGCCTGACGCCAACCGTTTTTGATTGCCATCTACGTCGTCATCCCACAGATAGGAGGTGTGATAGGGTTTAACGTTCTTGAGGTCATAGTCTCGTTCAACCTGCCAAGTTGGGGCGTACCAACGACGAATAAACCAGCTGTCTTCTATGGATCTAGCATTTGGATCCACCCGCCAGTCATTAAAGTCTAGACATTCAACAACGGTGCCTTCAAACTCAACAAAGTCGTTGATGGTTTTCTCTTTGACACCAAGAACAGGCAGCGGGATTTCGATGCCACCAAAACTGATGGAGGGAGCCTCATAAACAGTCTTTTTGCGCTTCTTAACTTTCCACGGCACCGCTAAGCAAGCAGCTGGGTCTAGTTCCAAGGTTAGCAGGAACCGACGAAGTTCTTCTGTGGCGTTTGATTCTGCAAAGTTGTCTGCGCGGTACTGCTCATATAATTCTTGGTAACGCAAGGCTACATCGTTTTTTGGCGTACCACGGAAAAAACGTTCATCCGAAGGAAAAATAGAATTGTGTAAGATTGACAAAACAGAATCGACGGAGCGGGGGATCAGCCCTAGGCGAAGCCCCTTTTTGGAGCGGTTGATATTCGCTGTTCCAAGGCGTCTACCCGTCTGGCCTGCTAAGTGCTGGGCTTGTGGATGGTTTCGTAAATAAAAATCCCATGCCTCTTTTGAATCCGAGATCAACTCCTGAATCTCAGAAGTTGTCCTAGAAAAGCGCTCAGAGATCATCTGAGCAACATCGTTTCCTTTGCTGCCAAAAGACTTTGCTACATTGACGGCATCGTCAAATGCATATGAATCGGGCATTTTCTCCCCCTACATATCCGTATAAGGATTTACAAAATCGGATGAATATATTGGTTGGTAATTGGCTGTCGGTACCCCTGCATACCCTTCAGTCTCCAGGTAGAGATAGAGAAGACAATCAATGACGTCTTCATAGGGGTGATTAGGCTCTTTAATTTTATCGGTTAAGTTACCGTTGGCATCTTTTTTGTAACAGTACCCCCCTTGAAACGCTTTCTTTAGCGTAGGACAACCCGCATCCCCGTTTGGAGACACATAAATTGAGAAAGCTTCTTGGCCGCCTGGTGTTTCTTGGAGGTCTTTGAGAATCAACTCTCTTCCACGATGCTTACGCTCACGAACTGGTAAAGACAAAATACGGTCGTACATCGGAAAGATGCCTTCTTCTTGAAGGACTTCTATCTCTGTTCTAGAACCTCGATGATCCTCAAATGAGCCAGACGGGTCGCAGATATCGACAAAATGGGCATCGGGAAATAAGGTTGCTGAGTCGCTAAGCGCTACCCTTAATTGCTCGATTGTGTTACTAGCGTTGTCAAAATCTGTAACAAGGCCTTTTGCACCGAGCACTCGTTCATGCAGGATTCGTTTCCGATGATATGAATCGATTTGAGCGTATAGCGTCGCATTGGTTCGTCCAAAGTCCCATATTCGATAGATAGGCTTAGAGGGATTATAGGCAAACGAGTTTGTAACATGGCGATGCTCCTTAAACGGATTAAAGACCTTGCCAGAAACCGACAAAGCGTAATTAATGTCCAACTCCCTTGCAACAGCGTCCTCAGTCCGACGCTTGCACTCGTTCTCATACCACACTTGATCCTTCTCTGGATGAAGCGCCCAATGCAATGTATACTTGCGCATTATGCTGCAATTAACCCCTTATCACGTAAACAATCTTCATTGCCGGGATAAATCCGAACCTCGTTATGTTGACTGTGCATCAACTGGAAAAAATAGTTCCCTTCCCCATAGGGGGTAGAGGTAATAATCCGGCAATTGGTTGTGTCAGCACACCCTTCGTATGCAGCTTCTGAGTTCTCCCAGAACGCGAATTCGTCAAAAAAGATGGCGCGGTACCGACGGGAGCGTCCAAACGCTGGATTCGCAGATTCGCCAGTCAGGATGTTGTTATTTTGCATGTTGAGAATGGACAGCTTTTTGTCGTTATACTCAGGACGCATCCAACGCGGCATCTTTTGAAGCGCATATCGAAACTTCCCAAACAGGGTAGAGTCTGGATCCACAATGGCGTTACAGACCTCTTGTTCCCGCTTGGAACCACAATGGAAGTTCCAACCATCTTTGAACAGCCAACCCCAGAGGAAGATCATCATGATCATCCAAGTAACGCCCATATCCCTGGATTTCTCAATCCCAAAGTCATGTTGTTCTTCAATGTTTTTAACCCACTCTTGGATGCACCACTCTTGGAAGGGGTACAGGTTAAAGGGAAGATCCCTGCCGTTTTTCCGTGGGTTTGTTGTCCAAGCAAAGGCATTCATCCAGTACACAGGATCTTTAGAACATAGTTCCAAAAGGGCGGCCTGAAGCCCCTTATCCTTCTCTGCTTTTTGCAGGAGGATAACGCGATCAATTAAGTCCATCGTTATTCCGGCTCGTTTAGTAACTTTGTTTTCTTTGCAAATTCGGTAAGTACTTCTGTCGGTTCTGCATCCACTTCCCCTGCAGCAACCTCTGCTAGGACGTCTACAAACCGCTTAGACGTCAAGTTAACCCCTGGAATGGTTCCCAGTTGTCCAGCTGCAAACGTTGCTTGCAAAATTCTGGCTCCTGCTTCGGTAAGGTTCCCTTCCTGGAGTGCTTCGGAGCCTTTAACCAAAGCCCTGCCAGTTCCTTTGATGTCTTCAGAAGCGATGTTTAAACCAGCCCCTAGAATGGGTAAGCCAAGGGGCTGTACTTGTTTTGTGTAGTCGGTGCCTAAGAAATGCTTTGTGATGTTAAGTCCAGTTGCGTCATCAAACTCTGCAATTTGTTCTTTGATATCGTCTGGTAGTATCGCATAGATAGGGGCGGGGATAGCAGAAGCTCCCCCTGTTTGAATGGCGTTCATTGCAGAGAACGCTGTCAAAGCGGCCATTGATCCAACGTTACCCTTACGAATCCCATCCAACATCCGAAGGTACATCTTGGTTGAAGCCAAACTGTAGCGCATCAAGGCAAGCGTATCAGTTCCAGTATGATCCAGAAAGATAAGTGGTTCATTCCCCAGCTTTGACACGAAAGCTATACGTTCCAATGCTTCCATGCCCTTACCAGGTTGAATGGCTTCCCCAACGTAGTAAGAAAGGCCCCTTAATGGGTTTTCTGTAAGGTTCAATAAGTTGACCCGAGACATAACGCTATCGTCTGTATTGAACCCGTAGACCCCTAACTTTTCTAGCTCAGGAATACGCTTCCAGAACTGACCACCTGTTTTGCTGAAATAAGTTGCCATCCCTTTTAAGACAGCTGCAGGATTGCCGCTTTCAAACGCATAAGCTAAAGCTTTGGGCGTGAATTCAAAAGCATTCAGGGCGGTAATCAAAGGGTTCCAGGATACGAGATTACCGACAGCTTGACGGGCAACCTTGCTAAACGGATTAGAAGGCGTAATCAATCCCTCAATCTGTCCACCAGAGGCATGCTTTTCGAAGTACCTCGCTGCATAGTCTTTAAACAAGTCCGGAATATTCTGCGAAACTTCTTCCTCAATCGCTCGGATCTGAGGTTTATATTGCGCCTTCCAGATCTCACGATTGCCCTTACCATGCTTGGTAACGTAGTCCATATACAAAGCGTTAACGCGATCAACAACTTCCTTGCCAAGGTAAGCTTCAGGACTCGCTGTATAGGCGAAGATCTCAACCGGATGAAACCCAAACTTATCCGCGTACTTTAGCCAAGGTGAGACATTCTGGTTCATAGCAGCTTGGGCTGCTGCTTCTTCTGCCCTGGTTGCAGCCCTGGCATAAATCGCTTTGGCATGGGGCGTCTTTAACGATTTAGCCAGTGCGTCTTCATCGATGATGGTACCAGACTTCTTTGCGTAAGCGGCAAAAAGGCCAAGGGCACATTGCGCATTTTCACTTGGCATTAGCAACCCCCTACTTCGTCTTGCATCATCTTGATGAACTGATCCAACTCGCCTGATTTCTCCATCCGCTCGATCTCATCCAAGGCAAACCGAAAGTCTTTGATTCGTTTTCCAGGAGCAAGTTGCTTTGCTAAACGTTGAATCTTTTTGTTATCCGGCGCTAGTTCCGCAATGCTTTTTGTCTTACCTTGGACTTCTTCCAGGACACTTGATTTGATCTTCTCTTGACGGAACCCTTCAGTAGCAATGTCAAACCTGGGCTGTGCCCCTTTGTACTTCTTTGGAACGCTTAAGAAGCCACTTCCTGAATTCGCAAAGTCATCAACGTACCAGGTAATTGGTTTGCCTTGCGCGTTGATGCCTTCTACCGCTAATCCGTTACGGCCAATAAGAAACCGGCTTGGCGTAATCAACTTATCCTCAAATGTCGAGGTGTTTCCTTTAGCCTCTGCCCGATACTTAGCAGCGAGGACAACCCCTGTCTTTGGATCCTTGGCTTTGTTTGCCTCAATGGCTTCGGCTAAGATTTCAATCGTTTTCTTTGGATTAACATCGTATGTACGACCACCAAAGCTTTCTTGCCGATTTCCATCAAAAGATTCATAGACCCCGACTTGGTTTTTCCTTAGATCATTGAAGTCCCCAACATGCTCAAACCCGCTTGGTACTTTTGGGGTATCTATTTGGGTACCTTCAGGAACCGCTCCAGGCACGTCTATTTTGGGCGTTAAAGGGGTTGTTTTCGTGCTAGAGGGTTCAACACTAATATACTGCGTTGGACGCCCAGAAGCATCGCGGGTTGTAACCAAGAATGAGTTTGAGCCCCAAGGATTACCTTTAGAGTCAACTAATGCTCCCATGCGGTCTACCGAGACAACTGGTACACGCTTGCGTCCCAAATCAGTAACCAACGTTACCTTATCGCCGCGTTGTAAAGCCTGCTCAACCTGCTCAACTACATGTTTGGTAATTAATTTGGATTCTAAATGCTGGCCATCCGGTTTGAACTTTGGGTTGTTTTCAAACGTGTCTATATCAATCCTAAATGCCGTTGGTTGTGGAGTCTTTGGTTGGGGTAAAACAGAACTAGGTTTTGTGGTTAAATTTTTACCAGCTGCTGGTTGAATTTCTAACAACGAGTTGTCATGAAGCATCCATTGCTTATTACCCACTTTAACCGGTTCAACAACTTTAGGACTTAAACCTAACCCCTTTAAACCACGCTTCGCAGCACTTTTGCTTACAAAAGTAGTATCTGAAGCTGGGTTTATAGTTGCTCTGTCAATGTACCCTGTAGGTCCGATTTTAGGCACCATTCTAGCGGGCCCTTGTACAGAAGCAGCACCTTTTCCAAGCCCTCCAAACATTTCATCAGTGAATGATTGAAAGGACTTCGGAATAACAGTACCATTGCCTCCCTTCCTTGCAAGAGGAACAACAACTTCGTCTCGAACCCGTTGGGCCAGATTAATAATCTCGTTCTTCTGTAAAGTTGGAAACGTTTCTTGTAGGAACCCAAGGAACTTATCATCGGCTAAACTAAGCGTCCCGGCGTCCTCACGCTTAGCAATGATATAAAGCGCTCGATCAATATCCGATTCAAACTTGGGTACGATGCTGCCCACACGAGGTTTAGGATCGCCATGAACAAAACGTTCAAAAGACTTTTCAACAACTCTAAATGGAGCACGATTCTCTGATGGTAAAAACATCTGCGTTTCATCAAGAGAACCAATAATATCGTCAACAGACTGAGCAGATGCTGGCAAACGTCTAGAGCCAATACCATCAGTCCGACCAAAGTCTGGAATGGGCCTCCCAAGCGGTTTATTAAGAACACCTTCAACAGTTTCGCCTTCCGGCAACAAAGCGTTCAATCGCTTCTGAACAGAAGAAGGAATTTTCGTTTCCGACAATCGAGGCTTAAACAAAGCCGCACTTAGAATCCCAGCAGTTGCGCCAGAGATGCCAGCATCTTTTAGCAGTTGACCAATATCGATTTTTCCCGTCTCTTGGCCCTGGGTAACGGCTGACGCACCAGCTCCTAAAGCGCTGGCTACACCAGCATTTCGAAGCCCTGTGCTTAGCATTGTAGGCCCGCGTAAAGCAGGGATGGCTACCCCAGCCGTATTAATCAACGCCTGCGTCCCAATTTTCATAGGATCAGGTTGTAGGTTATTTCGGAGTTCTCGGTTGTACTCGGCCAAGCCTCCAGTTCCAAAAGCGGCAGCCCCTGCAGCAAATGGGCCGCCTAAAGCTCCTGCAGCTAGCGCTGGACCAACCAGCCCTGCAGTCTGACCAATCATGGTACCTAGACCGCCTGCGCCGGGTTGGACATCTTTGCTATAGACGCTACCGAAGCCCCCTCCGATGTCCGAGAAGAAGTTGGTTTGAGGAGGCCTCATTGCATCCCTAGCCAACCCCTGTTGAACAGCGGAAAAGAGATCCACCGGTGCCATCTCAACAGATGGCGTCGATGTATCAATCGAGATCTGCCCAAATGGGTTTTGGAGGTTTACAGGAGTGCCACCAAGCCCAATCGTCTGAACGCCTGCAAAGGGATCAGCCAATTGGACTGGGCTTGGTCCTTCAACATTATTGGCAACCTTGCCAGCAGCTTTTTTACCGCCAGCAGCTGCCTTAGAGCTAGAACCAACAAAATCGAAGTGCCAGGGGTCGTTCTTATAATTACCCCATTTAAAACCAACAGCCTCTAAATACGGTTTAGCCTCTTCATAGTTTTGAATGTCGAGAGCCATTCCCTTCTCATGGAGAGAGGTCCCTGGCTTTGCAACAGCTTGTCTGCCTGCTAGTTTGCGATAAAGATCGGCTTGTTCTGCAAAACTTCGTAGGGCAGAGTTGATAACAATATGTTGGCCAGGATGGTCAGCCTGAAAGGCATGATTGGCAAGCTCAAATCGTTCAGCAGCGTCAGCTAGTAAGAACAAGTCCTTATTAGAGGCATGCCTTACAGATAGTTTCTTTGTTTCAGACATCTTTATTCGTTCAACCTATGGAAACAACTGCTTCAACTGCTTGTAAATCGTAAATGCACCAGGCCTTCTGTCTTCGATATCCACTCTCTTGCGCCCACCCCTCCCGTCTGGAATGGTT